GACCCGTGCCGTCTGGTGCCCTGCCCCCGTGGGGTGTGGGGTTATTGCACGCGCTAACTCGTGCCTAACTGTTTACGTTCTAGCTAACAAAAGATATACAATTGGGGGGATTCGTTTGTAATATCAATTACTTAAGGGGGGAATGTTATAGTGAGCGTATGAAAGATATACGGGTTTTCACAATTGGCTCTCAATGTTTTCAAGCGTTTACACACGGCGCGCTATATGCAGTAGAGTATAGTTGAGAGACTTAACAAACCTTAACTAGGAGCGTTATATGAAACGAGACTTAACTAAACTAGCACTAGTGCTTAGCATACTGCTAATGCTACTAGTATCAATAGCGATTAAACAATACGTCGAAGCCACTAAACACTTAGCTCGCGTTCATAGCATTCAAGAAACAGTCGAAAGCCAATTCGAAGGCGGTGCCCAATGATACGCGAAGTTGAAGGGTTAAAGTATCGTGGACTAGATGTCACTGCCACGGTCGAATTCTTATCACCGTTTGATGATACATATATCATCGATGCGGTATACACTGAGACGGGCATTCCGCTTGAGGAATTAGAGTGTGAATACCTTCGCAGTGTAAACAGAACTAGGTTAAAAGCTATGGGCAGTGAGTTATTAGAGGGGGGTGTTCTATGAAGCACGATATAACAAACGTCTATCGGCAATATCCGGCTATGTTTCAATGGTTCACAAACGCATACGGGCACGACGACGCGACTGCCGAATTCGGAGCTGCATATATTTACGAGTGTTTAGCCACGCCTAGCAGTGATAATGCTATGTGGCAGGTACTCGAAGCAGTCGCAGGCGGAGACTTTCAAGTTGACCGAGAATTGCTTATTGATGCGTCACATGCTATCATTGAAACAACTAAACTAAACACGAAAGGAAAAAAACATGAGTAACCCATTCGAAGCAATTGCTCCGAGCGTCAATGTTAGCTCGAAGTATGCCTTCATTAGTACCCGTCAATTCATCGAAGACATGGCGACTTTAGGCTGGAATACATCATCGACTAAGAGCCGTTCACGCACCGGCTTAGGAAAACATATAATGCGTTTCAGGCATGAAAACTACAAGTGTCCTAGCGGAGACTTTGTAGAGATTGTTGCTCTAAACGCGCACGACGGCTCTTCATCGTTTGTACTGCAATTCGGTATCTTCCGTTTAGTCTGCTCTAACGGGCTCGTTATCGGTAAAGTGTTAGTCGAGCCTGTACGCATTCGGCACGTCGGATACACTGCGGACAAAGTAACAAACGCAGTCAATACCCTATTAGCTCAACTTGAGAAAGTACATGCGGCGATTGCTAAACTACAAACGACTACATTAACCGACGAGCAGTACGAAAACTTCAAACTAGCTGCGACTGTACTGCGCGGTCTTAACCCTGTGACGACTGACATCGAGCAATTCAATACCGCGCGTCGTGAAGCAGACAAGGGATACACTGCGTGGGCAGTACTAAACCGCGTTCAAGAGTCTCTCGTTAATGGTTTTGGCTATGTTAACGAAAAAAACGAGATTCGTAGAGCGCGTGCGATTAAAGGGGTTAAGTCTCAACTTGACCTAAACACGCAGCTATTCGACGCAGTGCTGCAGATTGCCGCCTAACGTCAACAAGGGGATAGTTTCGGCTATCCCCTCAACAAAGAGGTATATATGGATAACGGAAATTTATTAACTAAACAGAAACTCTTAAACGAATTAATTGAATTAGATAAGTTGAAGAATAAGTACACGCGTTTAGTTTCATTAAACGGTGCCTTCGGAGTTACCGAATTAGACGGCGAGATAGAGTGGAATACAGACCGTAAACTCTTATCTCAGTATGTCGCATTGAAACACAAGGCGTTACTTATTAAGTTGAAGGCAGTAGACCAAAGAGTTAAACACTTAAACAAAGAACTGAAGAAAGGATAACATATGGGATACACGCATTATTGGTCCTTTAAGAAACCTAAACGTGGGAAAATGCGCGAGGCAGAAAAAAAGTATGCTGCAGCTATCAAAGATTGCGCTACTTTAATCCGTTCGTATTATATTGCAAACGGAGAGTTATCAGGATATTCGGCTCATACTAAACCTGGTAAATACGACGGCATTCTTTTCAATGGTAAAGGCGACTTAGCGCATGAAGACTTTAGCCTTCGAGCGACTTTCAAAGAGGCGTCGACCGCCTGTCACTCAGACTGTTATAACTTTAATTTCTGCAAGACTGCTAGAAAACCATATGATGAAGTGGTTGTAGCATGTTTACTAATTCTCAAACGGCATTTAGGTGACTTAATAGAGATTAGCAGTGACGGCTATCTCGACGACTGGTACGACGGGCGCGAATTAGCACGCCGTTATTTTAAGGACAAGACTTTACAAGTACCCGCCAGCATTGGAGTAAATAACTATGCAGTTATTAACAAGAAATAGCAAGATAAGAAAGTCGGAAAAACGCACGTTCAACTTCGGCATACCTGCGTATCAGTCAACTACTGGACTAAAAACATGCCCTAACGCAGGGGCATGCGCTAAAGGTTGTTACGCGCTTGCAGGCGCATACCGTTTTTCGAACGTGGCGCAGGCATTTGAGCGTCGACTGGCAGTCACGCAGTCAAACGAATTCATTGACCTAATGTTAAAAGAGATTGACGCTAACCGCGCAGAGCGCATTCGCATTCACGATAGCGGAGATTTCTACTCTGAAGAGTACCTTCAAAGATGGTTGAAAATAATGCGCGCACGGCCACACGTTGAATTCTATGCTTATACTAAGATGATAACCATGTTCAAGTTTCATGCTCCGTACTTGCCGAAAAACTTCACGGTTATCTACTCCTTTGGCGGTACTCAAGACCGGCTAATCGATGTGAAGAGAGACCGGCATTCACTGGTCTTTGAAACTCATGAAGACCTAATCCGTGCCGGCTATGCCGATGCATCTAATCAAGATGATATTGCACTCGAAGATAACCCGCGCATTGGACTAGTCTATCACGGCACAAAGAATATAGAGAATACCAATTGGTCGAAAGTACCAGAACTTAAAAGAAAGGCAGGATAACATGAAAGATATTGAAATACCCTGCGCATGGATGATGTTTACGTTTGAAACGAAAACTTATAAGGCACGCCTTGAACTAGACGATAACGGAATACCGTTTGTTAATGTTCATGAGTGCTCTAACGCAGGTGTACGGGAATACGCGCACAAACTTTTCGAAGAGTTAGGACTAATCTAAACAAAGAAAGGAAACATATGAGACTACATATAACCGAAATTAAAATTGGGGATAAGATTAAAATTGCTTATCCCAGTGAAGGGTTCAAATTCGTCTACTATGGTGAAGTCACGTCAATCTCTAAGCACACTATAGAACTGAAAACTTTTGACGGATTTATTGCACTGCCTGCGGAAACCTGCCGTGTGTTTACGGATGAACCGGCACCGGTATACAGGTTAACCGGAGACAAAACATGAAAAAACTTTTATTAGGTTTACTGTTAATTAGTTCGACCGTAAAAGCAGAGATAGGGCAGGACAAGTACGTGCACTTTGGCACAGTCTATGCGCTGCAAACGGCAAGTTACGGGTTAACGCGAGCAGCACTAAAACTCGACCAGAAAAATGCACTTATTTTTTCGACGTTCTTCACCTCTATGGTATGGTTTACCAAAGAGATGTTGGATGCACAGAAAACTCAACGTCTAGACTTGGGTGACATTGGAGCTAATGCATTAGGGCAGGCGGCTTCAATTGGCACAGTTCTTGTCTTTGACTTTTAACTATAAAAGGAGTATACTATGATAGTGACTATTGTAAACGGGCAAAAACGGTATAAGTTTGAACTGGGACCTGGCGCTTACATTGAATCGAGTAATGTGTCCTTGGTGTTACGGTTTTTATACGATGCATGGGAGAATGACTATGAATAACTGTCCAATTCTAGGTTGTAACATTCTATTCGCAGACAAAGAAGATGCCGAACTACATTCGGCTAACTCTTGGCATTGCATAGCATGTGGCTATAGTGATGACCGCGAATTAACAAACGAAAACCTCGCTGAACTATGTCCAATGTGTAGCGAGCAAACCATGGAGGAATTGTGAAGGATACAGCACTATCAATTATAGCGCTAATTCTGCTCATATACAACTATCTTATTACGCGCAGTAACCAGAAACTTAAGACTCAAATAAAGGAGAAAGAAGATGAAGCACTATCAGACAAACTCAAAGCAATTCAGCAAGAACGTGACCGCGCTCGTGACCGCATGCGCTCTTTACTTGAGCACTATCGCGGTGACGGTCCAAGCGGAGACGCCTAAACCTAAATGCGATACGGTATTGGCAGCCTGTTTAGAATACAACGAGACTCTGGAAAAGGAGAGTAAGATTCTCAAAGATGTTATCAAGCGTCAAGATGAAAAACTTCGTGAAGCTGATTCATCTAAAGGATTGCCGTGGTATTTCTATGTACTCGCAGGCGTCACCGGAGCATTCGTATTTCAGGGGTTTACCAAATGAAGTACGACGCAAAGTGTATCGCGTGTAATACGACGTTTGAATACGAGCGCTCTATCAAAGAGCCAATAACACCAACGCCACCTTGTCCCAAGTGCAAGTCAGAGAATACTGAAAAGGTATTCACCCTAAACGCAGGGGGATTTGTGCTAAAGGGGCAAGGCTGGTATAAAAAAGGAGGATACTAATGGTGACCGCAACATGGAAAGACCTGCGCGCACTGGTCGCATATGGCGACAAGGAAAAGTGTGCGGATGATGCACCTGTGGTAGTGAGTTTAACTGATGCTCCTGATATGACAATTCGATGCGCCTTTTCTGATGAGGAAAAGAGGCATTGCGTGATTGTTATTACGGATAAAGTGTTGGGTAGACGGGTTCAACTAATTAAATACATGGATTTACACACACGATTGGAGGAAAAATGAGTGACGGCATGTACGAAGTCTTTGCAAAGCGCAACAAGAAAAAGCTAACCGTTAAAAAACGTAGGATAAATAAGCACGTGGTTATACATGTGTATAGTGATGGTAGGGTACTCATTCGAAACTCGAAACAAGGAGCAACGATTGCCTTAAAACTAATGACGCTAGAAAACATCGTTAAGAAGGTGCAGGAATGCTCCACCAATTAATCGCTACTATCTGCGGTATTACTTTGCACACTCAAGTGAATGCTTGTCGCATCACTTTGCAGCAAGCCACCGTTGAGTATAATGCCAAACTAAACCGCAAGGCAGAGCGCATTAAAGTAGAGTTAGAAGAGCAAGTTAGAAATCAATATACTGAAACCTTGTTTGTCATAGGTAAGGTCGCATATGACAGACAAATAAACATAACGCATGGGCGGTTCAACGTATTGCTACGTTCGGACCGCACCATGTGCACAATTCGATGGGAGTTTTAATGCTTAGTATTATTGTTGTACTAGTTATTATCATGATTTATAACATAGTCGGAGGTGTAGAATGAGATTCATTTTCTACTTTCACATTGCAGTACTGGCACTAGGTTTAGACGTGATACAAATTGACGTGGGTAATGCGATTGAGTTTACCGGTGACTTTAACATGCCGGCTAACTGGTTTGTTCACCCATCAAAACACGGCACGGCAATGGCTTTATCACTAAAGGACCAGGCGCAAAAACTACAACTTGCCCCTATCTATGCAGAGCAAGTGCTGTGGATTCCAGGGCGTGGATTTGAAATGACAATTATTAAAGCATTGCAGTTAGCCCACTTAAGAGGAACGCGCGTTCTATCTTTAAGTTACGGAGGGGGGATTCCAATTCCGTCAGAGTTTCTATTACTAAAACAGTTTGCAGAAAGCGACACGGTAATTGTTGCAGCCGCAGGAAATAATGGTGGAGGACGTATTTACTACCCAGCAAACTACCCAAACCCTTGTATGATAAGTGTTGGTACGTTAGTTAATGGCGTTAAAGCGTCATATTCAAATGACGCCGACACGTGGATTGAGTATGTGCCTGGGGATATGCCAGGTACCTCGGCAAGTACCGCGAGAATGGGTGCTATTGCGTTGGCTTATCGCGTGACTTATCCGAAGCATAGTTGCAGGGAGATTGCGAAGTTAATCAAACAAAACTTTGGAGGTAGGAAATGAAAAAGTATAAAGATTTTTGGATTGGAAACTACAAACAAGTCAGAGTACAGACAAAAAAAATTAGCCGAGATGTACGCGAATCGTTAATTGATTTTCGATGTGAATTGGACGTATTTATTTTTCATTGGGATAACGCCCATGACGACTTTAGTAGACACCTTACAATTGAATACCGCATACAGTGGATTCCAGGTTGGAAATTTGACGACGAAAGGTTTAGAATTTTAACAGAGTACGCATACAGCGAGGCATATTATAATAACGAATTAAAAATTTTATGTCGTCGACTTAATAAATTACAAAAACGATTAGGACGAATAGGGCGTCGTTTTATGAAACGCGCTCACTTAAAACGGTCATCTAATTCTGCATGATGTTCAGTATAGTAAATAAGAAAGAGGATGTTGGTTGCGGCATGAGCCAAGTGGTTGATGCCGCTTTCACTATCGGTAGTCTCCCCTGCATTCCATTTCATCAAGTGCCTTTGAGTTGCAGCGTATAACCGCGACCACTGCATACCCTTTTTCCAATTGTGGTCCCCGTATTTACAGGCACCAAACTGCAGTACCTTTGCCACTTCAAATAGCGATTCACTTGGGAGTAAGTCTAATCGTAACTTATCGGAGTCAAACTTTTTCGCATCACTCATGGTGTCCTCGTTATTAAAAGGTAAACTAAAGTTGTATAGACTATTGCAATAACAAGTAAACTGTTGCTATTACATTGCGTGAATGACAAGCAAACATGTAAACTTGTTAGTAATCCGGTGACCGGCAATAAATAAAATAGAGCACGTATCACTTTTTTCGTTTCATCGATAAGCGTTTTGCTGCAGATGACTTCTTGGGTACCGGCTCACCAGCTTCTCGTGCTTCCGAGAGAGCAATTGCAATAGCTTGCTTACGGGACTTTACTTTTGGTCCTTTTTTAGAACCACTATGCAACTTCCCTTCTTTGTACTCATGCATTACTTTTTCAACTTTTCCTTTTCGCATTTTTCTTTCTCCTTTTCTTTTTGTACTCATGTTCTAGTATACGTTCATCAGCTAACTTAGAAAGTCTTTTATCTTCTTCAATTTCTTCTTTAACTTGAAATGCATATTGCTCACATAAATAGTCTCCTACTTCATGACCACGTACAATATAACCACAACCTTGCAAAAAACTTACAAAACTATCGGTGGCCTCCATCCATGTAGCATCATCATTAAGTTTCATTTGTATATACCCTTCGCCATGTTTCTTTTTAAGTAGCATGTTATTCCTCCGGGAGTTTAAACTTATCACTAACAGAAACATTTAATGATGCATGTTGACTGGGCGCTTGCCAACCGCAAATGCGACATAGCAATTCAATTGCCTTTAACTTATCTCCAGCCCTACCTTCAGGGTTAATAAGAATATCAACTAAAGTATTAGCAGCCATGTCTGGCACATTTGGAAACTGGCGTGTGATAGATGCCGATAATGCATTCTGAATCTTAGGCTGTGCTAACATTCGACTTGCCAACGATTCGGCACTGCCATCAGTAGTAACATTATATCCGGCTGCAATTACAGAATCTTTTGCAGATAACCCTTGCGAGGCAGCAGCTACAAAGCGCTGTTGCTTTGGAGTTAAGCGCTCTGGTTTTATTTTCAAATCATCAGACATAAACTCTCATTAAATCCTTTGTCCCACATGTAATCAAAGAACTCGCGGCGCGTTGCGCCCGTTCCCTTTTCCTTGTTAATCACAAAGCCAATGACTAACCACGGCTCATCGGATTGATGTTCGGCACAATAAGTTTTAAGTATAAAGACTGTTGCATATACGCTAGAAGATTTCACGAATCAACTCCTCCACTATTTCTATTTGGTGCTGTAACTTTGGCGCGTGCTTCTTACTCGCGTATTGCAGCGCGGTTTGTAACCGCTTCAAAAACTCTACACACTTTTGCTTTTGTGTTGCGTTCGATAGCAAAGGTTCTTCTGTCTCAACGGCAACACTAACTGTTTTGGTTTGGAGGGGTTGCTTTAACATGGCTGTCGCTTGTCTGGAAATTTCTTCGTCCCTTTCAATTACCGTGTTGTTGCTCTTTGCGGTCAGGAATATAAATTCGGCAGATGGAAAGTGCGCCCGTAGTTCTGCTTCAGAATTTAAGGTTAGCGGAAAACACCCGTCTGGCATGTCGGTAACGGATTGCACGGGCACGGGCCGGTTGAAACTATCCATCGGCACGCGGAATAGTGACTGCCCTAGTTTCTGTATATACACCTTATTCCCTTGCATTTTCAACCTCTTGCAACCACTGCTGCTTCTTACCGTGCAGCCGTTTATACCGGTCGACTAGTCGCGGGTAGCGCATAATGTACATGCGAGCTTCAGCATACGCTTCCTCAACTTCGTCCGGTTCAATCCCCTCCAGGGGCAAGCCTAACTCAAAGCGCAAAACATCCTCGACAGCTTGCGCTAAAATCATCAGCGATAATCTTGTTAACCTGCCCCTACTATCCATAATACTAGTATAATGCATGTCCGTAAAAAAGTCAAGAAATATTTTAATAATCTACTAGTGTCAAAGAACTAGACGCCCGTAAGTATTACTAGCGCAGCAAGTCTTTTAAGGACTTGCTTACCTATGTACGTATACACTACTTGCCGGCAGCTCTATACTAGTTTACACGATAATTTACCGTTTGTCAATAGGCCCATGCAAAAATAAATAAGTTGCCTTTTTTCAAAAAAGGTTTATACTAGTATACATGAATACATTTTTACAAGCAATGAAGGCTATGTTAACTGAAACCGATCGCATTAACTTTAGGGATAGACGGGGACATTATCCTAGCTCTAACCTTTCTTGTTTACGTGATCAATACTGGGCATGGAAAGGAGAACCTGAGACTAACAAGACAGACTTTACTGGCGCCATGCGAATGCTTGTTGGTGACGCTGTTGAAAAGATTCTTATTGAACGTGTGCTTCGCCACCTACATTTTGTAGGGTGGCACCCAGCGCCAGTGCAATCGCAGATTCCCGTAGGTCAATCTAACCCAAACTGGGATGGGTTCTTAGACTACTTGATGTATAAGAAAACTGAAACCGGTTGGGATAAATTTGCAGTTGAGATTAAAACTAAATCGGGATATGGAGCTGACTTGTTCTTTCAAAAGCCAGAGCCAAGCCAAGAATATTTAATTCAAATTGGATTATACTTAAAGAACTTGCACGATGCTGGTGAAACTAATCACGGGGTTTTCATTTACGTTCTTCTTTCGGATAATCATTTTGGAGAAATCGTTACTATCAATTGCTACTACGATGAAAAGACTAACAGCGTTTACGCTAAAGATTATGAAAAAAGTAATGGCGAAGCAGGAACATTAGACGCTTCAGCCAATTTAACAGAAGCATTAGAACGGTGGAAAAAACTAGATGAGCACATTAAGAATAACACCGTACCAGCAGGAGAATATAAATATAAGTACGAGTTAACTCCTGAAATTCTTCGTGACATGCCCGATGCTAAACTTAAAAAGTTAGTTGAAGGTAACATTATTTACGGAGATTGGCAACCACTTTACTCGCGTTACAAAAACAAACAATTGCTTGTAGATGGCATCGTTCCAGAACGTACTGAAGCAGAGATTGCTTTAGCTCGTGCTGAATACCGGCGGCGTCATCCTAGAAGCAAACTTTAAGGAGGACAAATGAACAACGCAAAACCACGAACACCCGATCTAGGTATCGGATACAAGAGTACATTTAAAGATAAGGAAGGTAATGAAAATGCCTATCTATCTTTGATGATTCGAGTAGAACAACTGCAAAACGTAGAGGCACAAGATGGAATGATTAGACTGTCGGTGTTTCCACAACGCGGTGAAAAGAAAAATCCAAAGGCGCCAGACTTTGTCGTAAAGCCTGCGCTAACCAAAACCAAAACAGCCGGAGCAGGGAGAACACATGGTGGATCAACCAACAAGTTTCCTTTCTAACAAACGATTAGGTTTGGACACGGATAAATTTATCGAACGCATGAAGCGAAAGGTAGTCGGTGTGCAAACTGGGATTGAAAAGTTAGATAAAGAACTTCTTGGTTTGGCGGGTTTCTTTGCTATACTAGGTGAACCAAAATCATGTAAGTCAACTTTTGCTATGCAACTTGCACTACACAACGCGAACATTGGTAACCCAGTATTCTTCATTGATCAAGAGAATGGTAAGCAACGGCTGACTGAACGCATCTTGTGTAACCAGTTCAATGAAACGTGGACATCCGTTAAAGAAATGCAGGGACTTAGAGAGCGCCATGCCGGGCTCTCTAAGCTCCCGCTTTATTTTAGTTTTGGTAAGATAGAGATGGCCGAGATTGAGTTAGCTGTTGGAGAGATGCTGCAGATGCACCCAGGTAAACGCGGTCTTGTTATCATTGACTCGTTGCAAGCAGTAGCACGTAACCTTTCTGACTTGCGCATGTCGGTTGACCAGTGGCTGCTTGACCTAGATGCTATGAAGTTAAAGTATGACGGGCAATTGTCCATTGGTATTGTATGCGAGAAGCGTCGGGGTACTTACGGTGAGGCATCAGTAGATGCCGCTAAAGAGTCGGGCCGTATTGAGTACAAGGTAGAGCAACAACTTGATATGCGAAATACTGGACAGCAGATTATTATTGAGTGTACGCTTAACCGCGATGGCCCACGCGGTATCAAGGTACCGCTTCGAAAGTGCTTGAAGAATAACAACGAGCACGCTTTTACTTTTAAACTCGAAGCCGAGAAAGGATTGCTAGAGTTATGAAATACCCAATAACAACTAAAACAAAAAAGGAAAAAACTATGAATAAAAATGAAATGCTATTTGAATTAGTAAAAGCAACTTTACCCAAAACTATGGAGTTAAGTAGTGATGGTGCTACTCCCCAAAACATTTCCGTGGATTCTTTAAGGATTGCAATTGCAACTTTAAATACATATTTAGATTATATTGAAACAAATACTGAAGAACAGAAAAATACAAACATAGATGCACTTGTTACGTTTGGTACACTTCAAAAACACTAGGGTTTAAAATGAATATAATTGCATTAGACATTGAAACTACCGGACTTAACCCACGCCGTGACCGCATTCACGGCGTCGGAACCTTTGATGGTACAGCAGGTAATTACGTGGGCATAGATGACGTTGCACTGCGCCAGTACCTAGCCAACAAAGATAACCATATTGTAGGGCATAACATTCGCTTTGACCTAAAGTTTTTAGTGCAGGCGGGCATTGCAATTAACTGTCAAGTATGGGATACCAAGTTACTTGCGCAACTTATTGACGAGAACCAGCCGCTTGGGTTAAAAGATTTGTCAGTAAAATACTTTGGTAACTCTGCATTAGACAACAAGCGTGAACTTGACAGGGCAGTTACCTCAATTAATGGACGCTCGGTTGCAGACCTTTGCCGCCTAGATTTAGACGATGAGACAGAACCATTTTACCATATCATTAAAAAGTATTGCATTGAAGATTGTAAGAACACATTAAAGTTATTCTGGTCGTTGGTGCCAGCACTTAAAAACATGGACGCTGCCCTTAAAGCAAAGAAATATGTGGCGTCACCTTTAGATTATTACACAAATGAAATGATGCCTCTTGAATCCGTACTTCTTAAAATGGAATTAGATGGGATTAAACTTGACGAGGTTGCATTAAACCGATACAGTTGTGCATTAACGTCAGAAAACGTGCGCTTACTTGCTGAGATGTCTTTAATTTGTGCGAAAGAAATTAACAATATTGAGGAGGCCCTATATGAAAAAGTGCTCGCAACAAAACACACGCCGAAAGGCAAAGCAAACGTGCAAAGAAGAAGCACAAAATGCCATACAAAATTTAATTGGCAAAGTGCAGAACATTTGTCGTCGCTTATCTTCGGTGAATTTAAAATCCCTGAAAAGCTTGTGGAAAAAACTGCAACGGGTAAACCATCAACTTCCGAAAGTTCTTTGGAAGTTATTTATAAAGCACATGGTCCCCAAGATCGTATTAAAAAAGTTCTTGAAATCTACAAAACGTGGAAGAAAAACATAAAGATATTAAATACTTACACAGGGGATGCGGTTGAGAAGACGGGGTTACTTGCTCACGTAGACAACGGACGAATCTACGCGGAGTATCTACAGACAGGCAGAAGCAAAGAGGATAGTTCGGGCGGTACAGTAACTGGTAGGTTATCATCAAGGAATCCAAACATGCAGAACTTGCCACGTGGATCTGAGATTAAGAAATTTTTCTTGCCAGATCCTGGGCAAATCTTTGTATACTTTGACTATAGCCAACTAGAGTTACGTCTGGCCGCCCATCTATCCAATGATCGGCTTCTACTAAAAGGGTATAACGATGGAATTGACTTACACCAAATTACTGCGGATGCCATTGGCGCTGACAGACAGACTGGCAAGTCTGTTAACTTTGCCATGATATACGATGCTTCAGCCTACCGTTTAACGAGTATGATTGATAGGTCGGTTGAGGATTGTAGAGACATTATTGCGCAGTTCTATGACCTTTATAAAGGATATAAAGCCTACTTAAACCAGCAGAAAGAGTTTATTGAACAGCACGCTTGTGTAATTTCTGAAGCAGGCAGGTTGCGTCGTTTACCCGCCATTGAGTACGAACCTACGGGCAGCAAGGAATGGAGGCACGCATTAAAGCAGGGGTATAACTTTCCAATCCAAAGTCTAGGGGCTACCATTACCAAGCGAGCAATGATTCAATTGCATAACATGGGGTACCGTCTGGTTACCCAGGTCCATGATTCGGTGGTTATCAGTATTCCCGATGACCACCAAGTAAACAGTAAACTAGCGGAGATTAAACAGGTTTCGGAAAATGTATACCCATTACGGGTGCCATTAAAAGTAGACATAAAACTCTTGACTTCACTTTCGGAGTCAGATATACTTGTAAATAAGGAGAAAACACATGAGTCAAAGACAAGTCAATACGGTTGAACAAGTTAAACAGGTACTTACTGCCCTGCATGATAGTATCAATGAGGGTGCAGATTCATCTGCGCTATACATCCTGCAGTTTGGTATTGAACTTATACCTAATGAAGGTATAAACGCAGAGCAAGCAAAGACTGCAGTTAGGAAAATTAAAGAAGCATTAGCCTCATTGCAAGATGAGCAATTGTGTGTCTACACATTATCGTTTCAAGGATACCAAGAATCTGTAGGTAAAATTCTTCGTATTGCTCAAGACAAGCTTACTCCCCCAGAGCAAAAGGCTGCCCAACCACATGGGTAAGCAGGTGCTCTACATAGACCCGGCCAGCATTTCGTCTGGCTGGGCTCTATTCGAAGATGGAGTCTTGATAAACTCAGGCACCATCGCCGTTGATAAAAAAGATAACGTGTTTATCCGGCTGTGTAAGATATACAAAAGTTATCGCAAAGTTCCTAAAGTTGGGGAGGTTCACATTGAACAATTGGTTCGCAATACTCATATATACACTCACTGGTCTGTATCTGTTATCGCTATTGCTTTGCACCATAGCGGCTGCAATATTTCTGCGGACATTCCTATCGCGTCTTGGCAAAAGTATACGGATTGGCAAGGCAAAAAAGCGCCACTTCACAGTTATACAGGGCGGGTTAAATCCGAAGACGAACTCGCAGCCATCGGCATGGGACTCTGGCACACCGCCAGAACCGCCGGGGGCGGCATAGGTAAACGCTCAAGGAGAAAACGATGAGTTGTTGTTCGAGTAAAACATCAATTTATGAGTTGTGCGAAAAGTGTGCAAAAGAATTATTAGCCGGTGGAAGCGCACTATCCGAAGCAAGCACACCAGATTTTCCAGTGGTTGAATTTTCACCGCTTATTCGTTGCGAATGTGGCGCAGATAAAACCGGAGGACCAGGGCATAGCCACTGGTGCCCAAAATCGGAGGAAGCGTATGGCACAGACTAAACCAAAAGTCTTATTTTTTGACATAGAGACTGCCCCTAACCTTGCCTACGTATGGGGTAAATATGAGCAAGACGTCATTGCGTTTAAAGAAGAGTGGCACTTACTTTCGTTTGCATACAAATGGCTTGGCAGTAGTGAGGTACGATGTGAAACTATGCAGAACCAAAAGGATGACAAGCAACTTTCTAAAAAATTACGTGACCTGTTTGACCAAGCGGATGTAATAATAGGACACAACGGTGACGCCTTTGACATTAAGAAAGCGAGGGCACGCTTCGCCTTTTGGGGACTAAAACCCCCCTCTCAATTTGCAACGGTCGATACTTATAAGGTAGCTAAACGCTACTTTAATTTTAACAGTAACAAGCTTAACGACTTAGGTATTTACTTTAAATTAGGGGAGAAGGTAAAGCACACGGGGTTTGACCTATGGTTGGGCTGTCTTAAAAACAGCCCTGACAGTTGGAACTTATTAAAGCGTTATAACATGCGTGACGTTGTGTTACTTGAGAAAGTATACAATAAGTTACTTCCTTGGATGGACCGCCATCCCAACATGGCCCTGTTATCCGGCGGCTCTAAAAAAGGTTGTCCAAAGTGTGGTTCAGTCAAAGTTATTAAAGATGGCATTAGAGCAAACGCAATGTCACTTCAACAGCAATGGTACTGTAAAAGTTGCCATGGCTATTACTTAACAAAGCGTATATGAAAATTAAAAGTAACATGGTATGGATAAAATTTTGGGACCATGCTCATTGGTCAGGTGCTGAAGCTGCCCCTATTGAGTGCGAGATCTGTGGCGTCATTGTAGCTGAGAACGATGTGTCTTATATCGTTGCCGTATGGATATGCGGCCAGTCTATTGATGATAACGCAGAACAGTTTGCGATTGTTAAAGGGGCTATTATTGAAATGCGAAGGCTTGAAGTGGGTAAAATATTGGAGGTAACCAGTGACTCAAAAGGAACAATTAGCACTAACAGTCAAAAAAATAAACATCCTAGACGAGCAGCTAAAGCTCCTTCGCGTCGCCATTCATCGGCTCGAAAATAGGATTATCGCTTTGGAAGAAAACGCCGTAACCCGCGAAGTAGTTTTTGAAAGTGATTGGGACCCGGATTCAGATGACGATTACTAAACCAAACGCCAGCTAATAACCCACCTAAATGAGCGCCAGATGCAACGCCAATTGGATATGTTAAATTATAATAGGCAGCTTGTGCCTGCGTTACAATATGAAATATAAGAAGCGCCTTGGCCGTCAACTCAATAGGTTTAGGACCGCGATATCCCATAAGGACGGCGCCAGTCACGCCAAAGATTGCTCCACTACTACCAATCAAACCAAGCGGTTTAAAAAGCGCAAACATGTCAAAAAGGATTTGCGTCAGCAAAGCGGCGCCGCCAAAGAAGACAAACGTGCGAATAAACTTTTTCGTGCTTTTGAGTTTATACTCAAGATAAAACATATATGGAAAGCCAAACATAAAATTACCAAGTAAATGCGTCCATCCACCATGGCTAACCATATGGGTAAAGAAGCTGACAAAGCGCCAAATGACTGATGGCTCACTATAAATATAGGCGGTAGTTGTGGGTGGAAATAAGAGTAATGAGATAACGCCGATAATAAAGAGGCTAACCGTTGCCACTAGATACCCCACTTTTTTAGGGCAAAGCTAACCAAAAGTGAGGCAACCGTTGCTACCCCAGCAACCTTTATTTTAAGTTTACCAACTTCAGACTTTACTTCCGTCAGATCAACTTTTAACTCTCTCAGTTGTTCTTCTGTTTCTAAAGCGTGCTCTTTACTTAAAGCCTCAAGTACAGCTAAACGCTTATCTATCTTATGGAGAAGTTGGTCGGCACGCATATTATTTACCTTTCTTTTGCAGTAGCCTCATAGGGAAATCCAAAAAATCTAGCACCGCGTCATCCCATTTCCACGGGGTATACCGGGCAATGACTTTAAGAGCGCCTATTACTGTGAATACGGCGCTGACAATATCTAGTATATCTTGAAAGTTCATTGTTTAAAACCATTCTTTTGTGCATATTCATCTAAGTATTGTGGTAAATTTTTTCTAAAGTCCTTAATAAAATCTACCATTTCTCCGCCGTGTTCCGTTGTCTTTTTTTGTATTTCGGAATGCGCGTAAATATCTTTGGGACTTAAATTTTTTTGTAACATTGTTGTTATTATAAATTCACGTAGCGCTGCTGCACCTTTTTCTGAAAATTTATTACCTTTAAGATTTGGGTCATATGCTACTTCTATTCCAATTGCATTTCTATTTGAAACTTTCGTTGGGAATCTGGTATAACTACCAACATTTTCTGGCTCTGTAATCCATGTTTTTTCATTTTTGGGGTTTGTTTTTGCACCTATCGTGTGGGCACCAACCAAATCTGTACTTAAAGTTTGCTTTATTTCAGGAGTGTCTGTTGTAATTCCTGTCATCATATACTGAACGCTTTTATTTTGCATCGATTTCATTAAATCTTCAATAGATTTTTGAATTTTATTTCCTTCAGCATCTAACTTCCAAATTTTTTCTCCTGTATTTTTATCAATTCCTGAATACTTGTATTGATCGCCAGTCCAATGTAACACTAAAGATAGCTGTTTATCTTTCATCTCTTTTTTACTTATAAACTGTTTTTCACTTTGTTGCGGCGTAAGGCCCATAGCTAATCTATCTTTAATAGCTGCCCAATCTTTTTCGTTTTGCATTGAACGCTCGTTATATCCGTTAATATCCCCATAGGGAACTGTTGTTAACTCGCCAGATACTCGACTTGGTATTTGCTGTGCCTGCTGTAGGGTTTGTTGTGCTGGTAAATTTGGTTGCGAAATATTAACCATCATGGATGGTATGATACCAAAAATTGAATCCCAATCAGCCATTACTTAAACCCCTTGAGTAGCTCGTTATACAACGGACTAGATTTACCAATCTCTGGAAATACTTCAAGTTTACGTTCCAATTCCTTTTTAAACTTGGCCTCATCCCAAACCGTAAACGGTATTGGCGACACAATCTTGTAAATATTTTTAGCGACGATTTGTGGGGCGGATGCAATACCATATTTTTGTATATCGGTAATAGCTTCAAACGGTTCTGACCCCGGTGGCAACGTGCGGCCCGTGGTACCTGCAAATGCTGCAAGAAGCATCAGTGGTTTATAGATTAGTTTAGCAAGATTACCGGGACGACCTTCCGAAATTGCTTCTGCTCCCCGCGTCAAGATGTTTCTACTGTAGGTTAAGAATGGGAATAATCTACCAAACTCACTACGTAAAATAGCTGGGGTATCTGCAAGGCCATATGCAAAGTTGATACGTTGCGTGATTAATAGAGCGTAGATATCACGTGCATTTTCAATGCCCCCACTTAAGTACGCACGGCTAACCATAGTTTTTTGCCCGGTTGTAAGTGCCGACTCATCTAACAACCGCCTAATACCCCCCTCTCCACCTTTCTCCCAGTAGTGTGAAAACTTGTTCTGCGCAGCAAGAACAGATTGAAGGCGGTTAAACTCCTCGCCTTTTTCCATTGTGCGTCTAGCAACTTTTCGTGCCGGAGCATTTAAGAAATCTATACCCTTTGCAATTACGTTAGTTGGGGCTTTACTAAACTCTGATTCAAGGACAGGGGCATTTTCAATTAACGATGCACGTAAAATCTTCTTAGCATTAGTAATTCGTTCTCTTCCAGCTATTGAAAGATTAAGAGCATCACGTGTTCCCGTTGCTGCCCAACGCTCACCAAGTTCAATAGCGCCAAGGGTAGGAAATTGTAGAAATTGTTTTACCCACGTTCCGGGATTTATACCGACTAACTTAACGTACATTGCTCGTGTTAACGAGTCATAAATTTGTTTTAAAGCGCCTTCGGGTTCAGGTAGTGCTCGAATAAAGTTATCAATTTCAGGTTTAATCTGATTTAATTTGTACGTTCCTAATACTTGTGATGCATCTTTTTGCGCATTTAGATTGAATGCATCAAATATCCATTGGCTAAAAGATTGGCTTTCATTTGTCAACCCAGACAAATGTAATTGATTTAAAGTTTCTGCGGCGTCTTCTAACGCGGGGCCAATAAATTTTTTGTTAGCAACTTCACGCAAATACCGGTCAGATAGGTTAACAATATTTGTTTCATGTATGCCTGGAACTAATTGACCGGATGTTCGAGCAAAATCTAAATCTGGCCTTAACTTAGCTTCAGCGCTACCTTTTGGAATGCCCATATACTCTGGTAATTCTCGAATAGGCACATAGCGTTTTAATCTAGGAACTCCCGCTTCATAAGCAAGACTGTCAAAAATATCCCGCAATTCACTAAATGCTTGAATTTGTTCGTCCGTTAACGCAGGACCCCGATATTCAGGTACCAGCAATTTTGTTGCGTCTTCAGATTTACTTGGGTTAAAAACTACACGACCATCGTCTAACTTCTCAAAGTATTGTAGTATGCGCGTTTGCTCATCAAGGTCAATGCCTGTTTTTTTAAGTAGAGCAATTGGCTTTGTCATCAAAGCCTTGTACTCGTTTTGTAAATTCTTCCCTTGGTTTAACGCCCATATTGTCTTTTGTACCGACTCGCCCGTTGGAATTCCAGTACGTCGTTGAACCTTGCCCCATCTAAATGTCTCAGTTAGAAAATTGTATTTTAACAATTTTTCTGTTTTTAACTTAATACCATTGGACATTAGCACTTCTGAGTATACCGACTGCCTCAAAGAATCCGCAAGTTCTGGTTTAACAAACCCGCCCTTTACTAGATCATCAACCAGTTTAGCTTGGTCTAATGCACGCAAGTGTACTTGTTCTGGAATATTTGTAGAACCAAAAGTTCGTGACCAATTAATATTGGTATCAACTCCAATTGCAGTTTCCTTAAGAGCTTGTTTTAATTGTTCTTGTTGAATAAGATTTTCTTGCAATTTATTGGCGGTGTCATTTAAGTCTTGTCGCATTGCCCGCTTTTGTTGTAACTGCCTTAAAAGCCTAATTCGTTCTTTTTGTAGATCAGTGCTAAGTTGCACGGCTTCTTTTGATAAGCGACCTTGAGCCTGTTTTTCAGCAATATTAGCTGACTTAATTGCAGCATCAGTTTGCCCTTGTAACTGCTGACGAGCAATAAGACGTTGATCGCGTGACATACCACGAGAAATATTGACATCATTTATCTGACCAATAACATCATCAATACGCCCGCGCTCTGCTATAATTTGCGCTTGTAAGCGGCTTACTTTATCTGCCTCGGCAACTTGATCTAAGGACATTATCTCTTGATCTAGTTCTTGAATACGCTGTAAAGAGTTAACGCGTTGTGCTTCAAGACTACTAACCTTATCATTAAATACTGTTGGATCTTCAATAGTGTTATCAAATGTTGATAACTTATTTTGAGCCTTTGCGATAGCCTCTTCTTTAGTTGCGGTTGCCATTGCTGACTCTTGTGATAGGCGGTCTAAACGTGCTGCGGCTTTTTCTTTTGCGCCCATTTCTCTTTCAATTAATCGACCCGTTTGTTTAGAAATACGCGCTTCTGCGTCTGCTAATCCTTTTTCATAAACAGCCTGCTGTGCAACACGGTCCTGAAGTTCTTGTTTTAAAATTGGACCTAACGTCTGATTTTCAACGGTCGGTAACTTTGGCGTCCAAATATCAAGAGGCTCAAATTCGCCCATAAGCCGTTTAGCTTGTCGCTTAATACCAAGATCAAATACTTGTTTAGCTTGTGATTCTGCCAGCGCTGCTTTAGTTAGGGCTTTAGCCGCCGGTACTCTAGCCGACATTAACAGCCCCTCTGGACCACCTAGCCCACCTAAAAACTCAGCAACATTCTCGACCCATCCTTCAGATTTATGCTCAATAAGTGGTTCCATGCCAGGAACTTTTTTAAGTCCCTCCATAAACACCGATTCTTTTTCGCCTGGAAATTTGGGCGCAGATTCAGCAAATGCTATAGGTAAACCCATTGCACCACGCGCAACCGACTTTAAAATGCGCTCGCCTTTTTGAATGGGCGCCATCATGTCCTGCTCAAATTGTTGTAGAGGGGTGGGTGGGGGCGGTTTAAATGCCTCTTTATTAAACTCTTCCGGGGATACCGCGACTTCTTGGTACATCTCAACGGGAATGCCGCCCGCGTACACGGGCTCAGGCTCTGCCGGTTTAGGCTGCGCATCTTGATAAAGCTTTGCAGATGCCTGCTCAATCTCAGTTGGTGACATCGTATCAGGAAATTCAACAATGCCTACATTTGGTATGTCGACTTGCGTTGCCATTTAACTATTCCAGTTTCATAGTGTTTTGGTTAAACTTTAAAATTGGCCTTCCTTCGGGGGATAGCGCCGACTTTTGTAATGCAGGTGGCTGTTTACTTGGCGGCCTTGTCATGTTATATATAAGACCCTCTAGTGCCAGTCCAATGCGCTCTCTGAATGAGGGCGTTTTATCAACCATGCCAAGCTTTTGAAGACCCGTAATAATCTCCATTCGTTGCTCCGGTTTTTTACCAGCCATTCCTGGGAAGCCTGCAATTACGGCAGATAGCCCTTCAGGGTCAGACTTTAACGCCGGGTTCTTACTAATTACCCTCTCAACAAAAGTCTGTAAAGACTGCGTTTCTTCTTCTTTTTGCTTTTTACGAGCCGCTTCTTTTCTCTTCTCTTCCTCAAGTTTATTTTGTAATGCCGCTTGTTCTTTTCTCATACTTTCCGATCTCGCTTCTCCCTTACTCATTAATTGAGTTTGTAATTTATATAGGTCGTCAATTGGAACCCCGGAGTTTTTAGCGCTAATCAGAGTCGTTTTATCATTATCACTAAGTGCTGTATTTGACCTAACGGACATTTCAAAATTACCTAAACCCTGCTGCCGTTGCACTTCTTTATTAAATGCATTGCGATCTCCGCTTTGAATAGCGGATTCAATTTGTGGTGTTTTTTGCAATTGAAATGCTGGTTGTGCTTGCGCTTGTGCCATACCAGGTTGAGCAGTTGCTGCCGGTGGCTGCGCTTGAAACTGTTGCTGCACTAGTTGATTAAGTAAGTTGCGTTGCTCTTGCTGCTGCATCTGTTGAAGCGGTATTGGGTTACCTTGCATAGCCGCGTATTGAGCGCCTGCCTTTTCAATTTGTTTTAAAATAGGCGCTGCTGGGGATGTAATAGCATTAATTACGTCTAGTAACCCCTGACCTGCCCCTTGACCAAACTTTGTAATATCTTCTAAAAATGCCATATATCACCTATTTCCCAAAAAGCCCGCCAGAACGCCCTTTCATTTCGCCAGTTTGAATCTGTTGCCCAAGTCCTTGACCTAAGCTTAATAAACTTGATAACAAGTTTTGTTGAGCGCCCATCCCTGTTTGTGCAAGCCCGGTAACCGCCTGTTCTCTGCCCAATAATGCCCGGTTTGCAGCTTCTGCTGCAGCCTGAGCTTGTTGCGCCTGAGATAACTCTCTACCCTGCTGTTGTTGAAACGCTTGAAAAAGCGCTGGGTTTGCGGCCAATCTAGCTTGCATACCTGCTTGGGCTTGCAAAGCCCTAGATGCTGCAGGATTGCCTTGAAATTGCTGCGCTATACGCTGCTGTTGCGTTCCTGCCTGTTGAGCTAACCCTTGGGTAGCTTGCGCTGCAAGTGCCCGTGTAATCGCATCTGGCGTTGCTGAAAACTGAAATTGACTAGAAGGCATAACAATGCCCTTTTGTAATGCTTCCCTAGATGCTCCTAATTGAGACATTAAATCGCCAACACTACCTTGATACCCGCCACGAGCAGCTTCAATGCGCTGTAAATCTTCTGGCCTAAATTGCGTAAAACTACGTTGTCCTTGAGTTTGTTGACTCGATGTTCCAAATAAACCCTGGGCTAAACCTAACCCACCTGCAATTGCCCCCGTTATAGGATCAGCTAAAATACAGGTAACACCTGGAACTGTCGTCCAACCAAATATTCGATCAAGGATTGAAAACCCTAAAAGTAGTAAAAATAACTTTTTCATTATTGTCCTCCGCCTAAAGTTCTAAGTAACGCTGCAAGATCCATTTGCTGAATTGGCTGCTGTTGTTGCGCAGGTCCTAAGTTCATCATTGGCATTGCGTTTCGTAAATTTTGTTGTGCACGGTCATTTACATTTTTAAGTTGGTCCATTGTAGACTGAGAAAAAATAGGATTAGTCGTTGGATTTGCAGGCCCAAATCCGCCGGAACCTTGTGTCAAATCTTTTGCTTGAGCTAAAATATCCGGTTGCAATAGCCCTTTACCCATAACAGCACTATTTGCTGCGCCGGTAGCTCCTGCTGACCCAAATAAACTACCAAGACTTGATAATACCTCTGCCATACTATTTTCCCCCCATTCCACGTCTATTTTGATTTTGCAAACCTTGTAATAAACCTGTTAAATTTTGCGCATTATTACCTTTACCCGTAAATCCCGGCTCTTTTCCTGGCACTTGTTGAGTAGCTTGTGGCGGTTTTAATTGTTGCGCAGGAGCAGTAGTTGTCGGTACCGTCTGTGCTACCAGAGTTTGTGGTTGTGGTGCCGGTTGTGAACTAATATTAGGTTCTTTTCCTGGAATTGGCATTGCCGGTTTTTGCACTGGCTGTTGAACAGGTTGCTGTGGTTGTAAGCGCGTTACCTGCTGATTCAAGTCACCCATTAAACACCCCTCAATAAAGAATAAATACACTCATCAACAAGCTTACCACGGTATAAGCAAGACTGTTTAAGCGTTCCTTCGTGTGTATAACCGTTGTCAAGTAGTATTTGCTTTAAACCTTCGCGATGCGCTAAAATTACACAAAAAATTTTATTACAGCCAAGTTTATTAAAGAAGATTTCTTTAAGCAGTTCATTTAATTTAACGGAGTCTCCGCGCTCTTTTTTTGCTAATACAACGCCCCACTTTGCTGCACGACTTAAATGATCTTCAATGCCCATACTGAGCATTCCAATGGCTTCTCCATTTTTAACTACAATGTACTTATCGCCCATTTGTTGCATGAACTTAGATGGTTCTGCCCAATCGCATACCGGAGGAGTACGACGAAAATACTCGTCAAGTTGTGGGTCTTGTGCCCACTCAATTACCATGTTAAAGTCTTCAATTGTAATTGGACGTAAGTGCATTTGCATATACTCAATATTTGATGATATAATTAAATACTAAATAAGGCTGCATATTTTTATCAACACGCGATTCATTTACAGAAGTGGATGTACCCTGTGTTGCAATACCATTTGTCATACTTTGAGTAATTCCGTTCGCGCCTAAATAATCATAACCTTGATTTGAAAGATATGATGGTGTATTAACATATAGACCACGGGTACTAATACTAGTTGAACCAAATCTTCCTTGCATAGCTACTATTGATCCCGCATCATGGGTATGATTTTCTAAATTTTCTTGTCCACCAGTTCCAGCTAAAGTTCTAGCTGTTAAGCCAGCGCCTGTTCCTGCACCTACAGGAACTCTTCCCCGTGTATCTGGCAATTTAAAACTAGCCGCGCCAGTACCGCCATAAGTTGTGCCAATAACAGCAAATAAAGCTGCGTATTTTGGATTAGCAACAGAATCTAAAGTTACATCACCGCAAAGTAACCAACCTTCAGGTGCAACAGAACCAGCAAACATTTGCAATGACCCTACAGGAGGTCCTATAGGTGACCATCCGTCACTTCGTTTTACTGATACTTGCTCTGCGGTGCTATCATATAAAATAGAACCTGTTTCTGGGGAAACAATTGCATTACGCTGTACCGTAGTTTTGACTGGTGGCTTTACTCCATTTTGGTTAACTTTAAAAATATCAACCGAATTATGCGTAATATGTATTGCCGGAATATCAACATTAGCGCCCAGCACCATCTTTAGTTCAGCGCATCCAATACCCGCTTGCGTTTGCGAGTCTGTTAAAAGGATTGCTGATTTACCAGCGCCTAGTGCGGCATTCTGCACAATCTCAATAGACTCGCCGGTTCCTGAGTTACGAATGTATAACGCTTGATTTCCTGAAGATTGCTCTAATCGTAAAATTGGATAGTATGGTGTTGATGGTAACGCCGATACCCGTGGATACAGAATACCAAAACTTTCGGTATCAAAACTATTACTGTTTGCCCAGTTAGAAATTGCCGTAAAGTTAGAATTAACTTCTGTAGCTTTAGCCGGTGTTCCAGCCGTAAATACATATGGTATTGTTAAAGCCATAGGTTACCCCACTATAACGAAAAATTTCGAGCGTGAAACCAAAAGTTGCCAACGGCGTCGACAGCCGGAGCTACGTTGCCGGTTCTCGTTTTTGTAACAGCCACTACACACCCCTCACCAAAAAACCGTAAAGGGCTATCATTAACGTCTTTACCAAACGATTGATCTGCCTTAATACGCATTGTCATTACTGGAGCAGTTACCCCAACGGTAACTGCTGCTGCTGACGCTGCGTCAAAAAATTGTATAAACACATCATCGCCACTCATTTCCTCGACTAGAAACCCATAAAGGTTTCCTCGCCCAGAAAATATAAGTTTTGCTGTTGCATTTAGGTCAGATTTATACGCATGACTCGCAGCTACAGACGCGCTTCCTGATACTGAAGGTACTCCCATATTATTCTCCTATAGACCTGAAAATATGCTTCCCGACACGCCCCAACCGAGGAGCGTTAAAGGAGCATTTGCATCATCTTGAATAAAAACTAATTGCATCATTTCTGCTTTATTGTGCAGATGATAAACTTTTTCTTGTAAGGTAGAACCTTGCCAAATAAGGTCAAGTGGGTTTACGACATTATTAGCCCAATTGTAATCATCCCAAGTTGTCCCTGCTCCAAAAATTGTAAATGAAGTTAAATTTTCGGTAGCGTCGTTTAAATCATATTGAGCCCCAAACTCAAATTGATATGTGCTATCTTGTGCAAGGGCAAATATCTTTGCCTTTTTATAAAGCTTAGTGATCATGGGCTGTGAAAACATATATGGTTTACTTACAAGCCGCATATAAATGGCTCTACCGACAGGTTGACCACCTACGTAGGAATCTGCTAAATAGTCGGCGGTTCCAGTATTCATTTTATAATACTGACCTTCCGTTCCCGCATATCCAAAGTAAACGTCAAGTCCACCATTAGCAGTAGCTTCCGTTTGAAAAAAACAACCGGCACGTAATCCTGGGTTTAATGTATCATTTGGACCTTCATCATATGTAGTCCAACGAAACTGTGGATATTGTTGATAATCGCCAACTAAAGTTAAATCGGGTATAGAGGATGCTTCCTCTTTAAATACTTGAATATAGATTCTGCGGTTTTTAGTGTCATTGATGGCAGAGGTTCGACTTGCTTTCGTTCCACTGTAGTCTGCGTTTTTAACTAAATTTTGAATTTGAGTTGCAATGGGTCTTACATTCTGCCCGTCAGTTGCATATACGTTATCACGACCTAAAAAGATTAATTCGTCATAAACTTGACATTGAGCGTGATGCGATACTGCACCGGTAACATCTGAAATTTCTCGGTACATATATGTGATATTATCTGCGCTATTTCCAAGATCAGGCAAACCAATCTCTTCTAGTCTACCAATTGAACGCTCTTTAAGAATAATAGGTACACCTTTAATTTGTCCAGCACCTACTAATGAATCTGCATTCCCAAATTTACCGCCAATACTAAACTCATTGATAACTGGGAAGCTTTCGGGTAGTGGCCCATTAAAACCAATCTTTGAAAAAATACCTTTGTTTTGCGTTGGGTGAAATAGGATTAGCCTATTTCTAGCAACAACAGGAAATTTAGATTGTAGGTAGTCACCTGATAGTTGTGAGTTATCAAAAGACATTTGCTCTGAATCTAACGCGTCATCACTTGCAGTAGAAGAATAAGCAAGCAAATTCCCAAGTATCTCTGTTTCTAAAAACAGGATACTTCCATTTACTACCGTTCTAAAGATTCGATGCTTAATTACTAAGTGACTATACCCTGCAGCAAGGTAACTTGGAAACGCTTGTAAAGTTAAATCAACCTGTTTATTTGTAGACGTTGTGCTAACTTCGGCAAGTGGGGAGGGGCTGCTTTCTGCTATTAGTTGCCCACCAAAGTAAAACGCGTATGTGTGCGCGTAAATATAATCACCCTCTTCAAGGCCAGACCCTACTACCGCGCTTGCAGATAGTGCCGTTGGAGCAGCAATGCCCATGGGCCGCGTATACGCACCATTTGCTTCATAGGCAAATGGGACATAAGAACTGCCGGTTCCATCAAAGTAAAACAGCGTGTCGTTTATCTGTGCAAACGACGGCCTAAAGTTGGGAGAGAGTCCAAGAGATCCGCCGGTAAAGTTAGTTAATTCGCTAAACGCGCCGGTCAACAAGTTAATTTTACCAAACTTTGCGGCTGCGACATTTGTCATGTACAGTAATTTTTCCGTAGCAAGCGGGCTTTTAAACTCAACGCCTTGCAAGACCGAAAAGCCTGTTTGAGCTTGGGCTTGGGTAAACTGATTAACATACCCGTCACGTTTAATGTAGGACCCGGTAGTACCCAAATTCACGTTCTTTGCTTCGCGCACGTATCCGGTTGCAACAAGGTTAATAGGCGAAGCCGTATCAAGCCCCTTTGCATCTGCATATTCTAATTCTTCTACATAGCGTCGTGTAGCCATTTAATCACCGGGTTCAAATCCTGGAACGTCTAATGAATCGCTCATCCCGTCAAAGCGGGCTTCCAGTAAAGACTTAATGCGTGGGTTTTCCACGTCTGAAAGATTAGCAAGATCAGCCTGAATATCTTGTTTAATAAGCGCTAAAGCCTCTTGTTTTTTCATGGGCGCGCGCTCATCATTTTCGCGGTCTAATGCCATGGAGATTACATACTCAATAAAGGATTCCTGATACTTATAAGGAATCACTGGGTAGTTAGCAAAGTTATTAGTGGGCGCAGGGGTTATCTTTCCATCGATTTTAAGAGCGATGACTTTGGTGCTTGGGGGCCAAAGGCGAATCTTGTTATCTTCTATAGGTGCCCAATACATGGGTGTATCTTCGGCTGATCCGTCATCATTAGCGGTATCAAAGCGCCGAATTTGATTTAAGTCAACGCGTTTAAGAACAACGCCGTCAACTTCAGCACGAATAGTTTCCACATCAGTCGCAGCCATGTAGTAACCAATAGTAGCGCTAGATAATGTGTATTCGGCTGTTGCTAAGGAGGTAGTTAAAGTAAGACCCGTTCTGCGTAAAAATCCCCAATCGTGCATTTTACAAAAGCGATACTCGGCAAGGGCAAGGGTTTGCTCAACATAGGTTTGAAACCCTAAGCTATCATTACCAATATAGTTTTGAACGCGAGAGACAATCTCTGCGTATGAAAATCCTGAAGTTGTGTTAGGCATTTGCTAACCTCTTTGCAATTTCTATTTTACCAAAAAAGCTTGCGCGGTCGTAATCTGACTCGCCAAGCCCTGCACAACCGAATGCTTTTTTAACTTTTTCAGCCGATGCTATTTTTCGGTTGATTAACATAAGTCCTAAAGAACGCCAGCCAAGGACGGCTAATTTCGTATACTCCATATTAAATATATCATACTCAGGAATAAAGTCAAGACAAATCGACGTAATAAATATGTCCATTTGGCCGCTTTCTAAAGCGTCTAAGTATTTGGCATGGCCTTCATTTACAAGATTGCGCTCGTGTTGCGCAACTCCTACAGAGGCTTTTCTAGGGCGTTTAAGATATAAAGCACTAAATTTAAGTCCATTTTCACGTACTTGCTTACGTGCAGTATCAATGTAAAGTTCTGGGTGAACCTTTTTTAACTTATCTTGTAAACTCATTAAGGTCATTTTAGGCTGTTCCCAAGGTATAAGTGTAAAAGCCATTGACAGTAAGTTAGGGGTGAGATTACCCCACCCCCTTCTATATTATGTTAATGAAGATGCACTATTAACAGCAATAACACGCTTAGAACCTGTTTGCAGGTACTTAGCAGCAAAGCCATTAATTTTGTATCCAACTGTTGCAAACTGATCCAAAGGATCAACTGCTCCAGCAGAACCGTGTTTTTTCATAATCATTTTCATTGCGTCGCCATTGAGTTCTACAACTCCAAAAGCTTCTTCACCAATGACAAAAGATTGAACAACATTTGATGGTCCACCGTGAACAGCAGGTAATGAATTAAGCATTTTGTCTGAAACAAGGAATCTCATTCCATACATTCTGCCAATTTCACCGTTTAGCACTGGTCGATTATCAGTATATTTTTGAATATCGAGAAAACTACCAGCCTGCGTGTCTGACAATAAATCATATTCTGCATGTGCATGTAATACACAAACATAATCACCAGATTCGTGTGGTCCGATATACTCGGCTTTTTGACGAATCATAGCTTCGATTAGTTCTTTATGATTTAGAACGTCCGATACGCCTGGAGTGGCACCAATTGCAGCAAAGTTAGCTCTTCCGTTTACGTTTTGGTTTGCGCAATTTTGAGAAATCTCAGAAATAATAAGTTCTTCGATTGTCTTAGAAGCGGCAATACCGAAACGCTCAGAAAGATTTTCCATTACTGGATCAATTGCGGTATCTGACAAAAGATCAGAAACTTTAGCAAATTGACCATATTGTTCAATATCTGCTTGCACAGTTGCTGTTGTGAAAGCAATCTCATTAGGAACTGTACCTTCAGTTAGTGGAACTACTGAACTATTAATTGCACTATATCTGAGCCATTTAACTCGTTTTCCATTTCCTTTTGGAAGTCTTTGTTTTTTTCCAAGAGGTTGAAGGACTAGACGAGGTTCAAGGACAGATAATAGCTTTTTTTCATAATACAAGTGCAGATTTGCTGCATTTGTGAGTGTTGTTGAAGCCATTATTTACTCCTAATCGTCGCTCCGTCCAAGAGCCTTACGCATCTCATCAAGTGAGAGTTTATCAAAAGGCACTGAAGCATCTGTTTTAGATACTGCAGATTCGGACTGAGCACGTTGTTTTTCTGATCGCACAGAAAGACCGCCTTGCTGTGCGCGCTCAGCAGCTTGCTTGGTATAATAATCTAAATCCATACCACGAGACATAAGATCTAATGCCCTTAAAGCTTTAACAGAACTTAATGCTTCTGGACGAATAATATCTTGCATCTCTATTGCTAACTGCTGCATCATCGGCTCACGTCGAGCATAATCAGGATTTTCCTGTTTTTGCTTTCTGTAATATCCTTCAGCTTCCATTCGCGACTGTTCTCGCGATTGTTGCTGTATTCGATTAGACACTGCATTCAAGGCCATTTTCACAGCCGTGCGCGGGTCTTCATCAAACTTGGAATCAAAGACAGCGATAGGGTCCTGTTCTTCCTCCATTTGAACCGTTTTTGGTTGCCGTTGAGTTGCTGCCTGTGCATATGCGATTCGTTCTCGTTCTGCTTGGCGGAACTGCTCCTCTACGGTTTCCTTCTCTTTTCGAGTAGAACCTAACTCAGATGCGAGCCTACCACGTTCTCTTTCGAGTTCCCGGTATGCTTGGATAATCTCCAATGGAGACTTTCCTACGAACTTCTGAGGTATAGAGTTCGCCTCTTCCACTGCTTCAGATTGGCCAAGAGTAGAGATCTCTTGGGTCTGTGGCTGTTCAACAGCCTGACTTTCTTGCGAGGTCGCTTGTGGCTGCGCGATTTTCTCGTCTGACATGTTATCCTCCTAGTTTAGCCCTCTTCAGGGGACTGGGTTTTTTGCTCCTGCAACGCAAGACCTTCGGCAATTTTATAATCGACAAAGTTCATTACGTTTTGGTAAGCTTTGACCGCCTCTTGAAGGCGGCGGAATTTGTCTAAATCTTGTTCGTATGTGAGTTTCTCTTTTAAGTCTGCACATGTTTCTTTAAGTAAAGTTTCAAGTAACATCCACCCACGAGCCTGTTTAAGCTGTGCAAGAGCTTGACCTTCATCAATAACTCGCTCTGCTTCAGCGTCAATAACTTCCTCTTTACCGGACATTTCGCCCGTTTCAGGGTTCCAAATCTTGATGTTTTCGTTTGCGTATAACATTATTTAAGCCCTAAAGCTGCCAATACGTCTTGACTTGGCTGCACATTTAAGTTAGCTTCTTGCGCATTCGGTTGTGGTGCGTTCATACCCTGCTGTGCATTGACAGCTTGCTGTGCTGCAAGCTGCTGCATTTGCATCATTTGACGCTCTTCAGGGCTATTGACAAAGCGTTTTACTTGGCGACCCAATAGTGGGCGTAATAGCGCCTCTAATATAACGTCTGATTTAACCGTTCCGGGCTGACTTCCTTCGATTGCTTGAAGGATTTGGGACACGGTTTGTATCTTTTGAAACTGCCCCTCTGGGCCGCCGGTTTCCAACGTCGTCTCAACGAGGAAATCGAAGGCCCTGAAAAATGCATCAGGTGGTAACTCAACGAATGGGTTAGGCGTATTGGGATCTAATACCCGTACCCACTGGCTTTCAGTTACAAATTGCCTGTTAGTAAGTAGCATGATTTTAGCTACTGGTTTAAAAAACATTTCGGCAAGCATCCGTGCTTTAAGACTGATACGAGAGCTTGCAAAGCTTTGAATAAAATTAACGCCGGTTGCAGAACGTCCAAACTGTTTACCAAGGTTTGAAGCTACAGGTGCAGCATTTACCATGGCGGTAGCATTCTGAATGTCGTTTTGTATAAACGCCATTTCCTCACGCGATCCAATCGAAGGGTCCATTGGCGGTAACGGTTTAATCGCATTAATATCGTTGGTCCAGATTACGCCGTTAGGTCGTGAGAATAAACTTTTGGTATTGATCCCTGCAGCCCGGTCAGCAATCCACATGGGATTTACCGATAGATTAATGTTGTCAAGTCTAGCATTGCGAAGCGTATTGGCTTCTTTGATCAAAGACCGTACAGCCATTAGTTCTGGAACGCCATAGAATTCAGATTCGCGCATGTAGTTAGGACATGCGACAAACGGTTTAAATTTATAATCATAGAAGTTAGGTTCGCACCTAAGAACTACGTCACCGTTTGCAATTACAATAATGTACTCTTCAAAGTTGCCGTCTTGATTGGGGTCAAAAAGACCCCAGTATTCCCAAACTTCTACGGTTCCTTCTTCTTTAACGCCATCTTCATTGTCGTTTAGCCGGTCAAAATCATCTTTATAAGCGTCCGAGTAGTATGGACGCGCCCACGCGTCTTCGCCCTTAACACTAATACTGACTTCAATTTCCTTTAGGTTTTTGTAGAGGGGGTTGGTTTTAAGCGCTGCCAAGGTCTTGTACGTGCGGTGGACGCAGCCCCTCATGGATGCGACGTCTCCTGGGCGCTTTACGGTCCAGTCTGGGAAGAAGTCGGCAATGGGCACAATTTCGAGGTCTGGCCCATCAAATAGCACTTCAACGGCGGGCTGTTTAATGGACAACGGGATACCGGTTATAGGGTCCATTTGCATCACGCGACGCATGGTTTCCATCTCTTTATATCTGTACGGTACCTTAGCGATGGCGGTTCCATCTAAAAGCATTGCTTTAATAAATGCGGCAGACTTTGACTGCAGTCCCATCTCTTCAAACTGATGCACGTGAAAGTCGGTAATGGCGTCTTCGTACATGGCGTCGTTTGCATCTTGCCCCTTAAACTGTACGGCGTTGCCACCCCTAAAAAAGATGTCAACTAGTTGCGGAGTTTGCGTTTCAATAATGGTAAAACCAAACGGCAATTTAAGATTAGCACGCTGTACAATGCTACGGTTAGCAGGCGACCAGTTTTCATACAACTCCCTAGATTTTACAGCAAGTTCAATGTGTGGGTCGCGGTACTCATCGCTGTTACGCATAAATGCGCGCACAATGCGAATTGCGTGCAACTCTTTTGATTGCTCTTTTTGCTGTAGCTCATCATGTTCAAAAGGATTTTTCATGCATTATCCTATAATAAATCCCGTTTCAGGATCAACTGTGTACTCTTGAATTTCCGTGCGCGTGCTCTCATCTACATCCCATTCCCGTGAACTGCTCATCTCTTCTGTTAATGCTGCTGCCATTACTAAATCGTCATGCGCATCGGCACTTGCTTCGCGTCGAACCGAGCCGCCACTCTTACCTGCAATTTGCACAAAGGTCGACATTTCTGAAATCAATTCTTTGTCAAGAATTATTAGCTTGCCTTCCTTAGCGGCGGTTTTAAACTTTTCCGTAATCATAATCTTTGTCTGACTGGTAGTAACAAAGCCAATCTTTTTTGTGGGCTTATTAGTCATCTCATCAATGGTTGACCGCTTATATAAGTTGCGGTATCCCATCTCTTTAAGTACGTGCAACACCACGTGCCCGTGGTTGTTTGCTTCAACGCAAAGCCAAGCGTTGTTATAAAACTTGCCCAATTTGTAAATCTCTCTAGCAAAATCTGCGGGGGTTATGTCACCCCATACGCGTGCAACGAGCTTGTTAGTCTTGTTATCTTTTACGTATGCAGCGCCATTATCCTGACCTACCCCTCCACTAGGATCTGCTCCTATGGAGTATGTGTGCGACGGGTCTGGCTCTTCCCAAATAGTAACGCATCCTTTTGGGTCATCATGAATTTCCATTTTATTGCCATCAGAAATTAGGTGCCCGGTAAATATGGGTTCGCGCGTATTACGATCTTGCATCTTTAAGATGCTGCTAGAGAATACGTTTGCATCGCCCGTTAAAAAGCAATCTTGGTCGTTTGTTGGGTACTCATTTTCAAATAGTTCTTCATCACCGCCGCACTTAGCTTCAATACACCACCGACGCCAAAAGATGTGGTTTTCAGTAACCTTATCTTTGTACATTACCATTAGTTCGCGTTCGCGGTTAGTAAGTACAGCTTCTTTGGGTAGTTCCCATTCTTCAAGATTTTCCGGGTAATACTTGTACCATGGAATAAAACATCCACGATACGGAGCTACGCTACCTTTGGTTTTCCAACTTTGCCAAAGGCGGTAAAATTCTCCAGACCTACCAGCAGCCGTTGACTCTAAAGTAATTTCGCCGTTATCAGGTACGCCATTTAGCGATCCAACTAAGCGGTCACGCTCGATACGCGCTGCTTCTGAAACGTGCATAAAGTGAATTGTTTTACCACGAAAGTCGTGTAGCACTAGGATTGAAGACTCTAGTGGGCGGCCAAGGCCGTCATGTGCAAAACTTAATGCGGTACTAGAATCGCTCTTTTCAACGGGCTTATACAAATGTCCCCAGTCGCGTAAGAACCAATTATAGCAAAACTTGGTAATGTCATTAAAGATGGTTTTAACAACTTGCAACTTGTGGCACATAATGCCCGTTCGCATGTTGCTCTCCCAAAGTGCGTAGTCTAGTGCCCGTATGCAATTAAGGGTTGTAAACCCTACTTGTCGACATTTAAGAATAATGTTACGCACGTGCTTGGTCTTTAAGTATTTTTCCTGTGGCGCATTAGGTATAAAAAACTTAGCTTGCTTGGTCAGTTTATCTTGAACGCGGTAGAGGTTGCGAATGCGTTCTTCGTGTCCCAACTTTAACATAGCATCCCGAAAGGCCAGCTTGCCCCTCTCTGGCCCTTCAAGACGTGCTATCTGTAAAACTGCGTCGTAGGCTTCCTGAAACTTTTTTGTATAATGTTTAGCCATTAAAACCCTACGCGATCAATGTCTAAGTACGTGTGACCAATGTTACCAAATATGGTTGCACTGCCGGTTCCGGTACTTCGGTCAAATTTGATTTGCAAGTAATCGTTAATATCAAGATCAACAATTGTACTGCCACTTAAGTTTATGCCGTTAGATCCTGTAATGTTATACTGTTGATCTAGGATTGCAACGTCATTGTTGTTGATAGTTAAGATCAACTGTGGACTTGCGTTATTCCATAAACTTCCAGCAGGTTGTATGGCAATGCGAGCAGACACGCGATATTTACCCGGCAAGGTCACTTTAATCTTAGTGCTTGTTCCAGTACCAGAAACTAATGATTGAGATTCAAAGTCAGCCGTAGAAATTCCAACTACTGCTGTAGTGCTGACAGCTACCGTTTGATTTGTTGGAAGATAGAATCTTCCTACTACTGGAGTAACGGCTGCTTCCTTGCTAATGCCTTGCTCATCGATCTGATAGAGAATGCCATCTTTAATGTACAACTCTACCGTTCCGGCTTGTGGAGCCGTTTCAGCTTCCTTACGCGTACGCAAACGTAGGCTGTCTAGTGCGTATGTGCTGCGACCATCTTGTAGTTTTACGAATGACATATTATGCAGGATTAATAATAAACCAAGCGCATTCTTGGTCAGCGCCAACAGGGTTTGCGTGCGCAATTTTAAATGATCCCGAATTTTTGGTAGTTACAGCAACATACGCTGTACTTGTGTTATTAGTGACTAAGATAATAGAAGTAGCGCTGCATTTATTTGTAGTGACAGTCACTTCGGAATTACCGTTTAAAATGGTAGCAAGTCCGGCTGTAGCGTCAGATCCAGTTTTAATTTTTAACCCATTACCGGCTGTGTTGAGAATTACATCGCCATTGCTCACTCTCAAATTGCCAGTACCAACGTCTAATTTTTCTGCCGGGGTTGCAGTTCCAATCCCTACTTTGTTATTTGTACCGTCGGTAACAAGTAAGTTTGCATCAGTGGAACCTTTTACTTGCAAATTGTAATTGCCACCAATGTTGTTTATTACTGCGCCATAAGTGCCAGTAACAGCCGCATTAATTTTTAATGTTTGCGAAGCGGTAGTATTATTAAACTGTCCATACATCAAAGCCGCAGCTTTTTCTGCTGTTGTATTTGCTTGTTGAACAGTTGTACCATTTAGATAAAATTCCTGATTTGCCGTGCAATAAGTTCCCGCATATCGTCCTAAAAACACTGAACTTGTAGATGTGGCGCTATTAGCCGCATAAGAACCTATTGCAATGCTATTATCGCAAGCTCCAGCAGAACCTCCCGCTTGTTCGCCAATAGCAATCGCAGACACTCCAAATCCAGAATTGTAACCCGCATATCTTCCAATACAAATTGCATAATTTTTGCTACTGTAGCCAGCATTGTATCCAATAGATATTGCACTGCTAGTGTTTGTTCCTGCGCCTCCAGCCAAAGTTCCCAACCCAACGCAGTCAACTCCATTATTTAGAGTTTCACCGGCCTGATAACCAATAAGGACATTTCGTGTATTTAGATTGTTTACTCTTGAACATTGATATCCGATGGTTACGTTATAAGTAGTGTTAGTTCCAGCAACTAAACACTCACTTCCTATTACCACATTGTTAGTTCCTGTATTTAGGGCTGGAGTTAAACTTTTTCCTACAATAACATTGTCATTTCCAGTGGTCAGAGCAGTGGCACTACCACTTCCCAAAATCGTGTTTGAACTACCAGAGGAAAGCGTTTTTCCAGCGTTTTTTCCAACACAAATATTTTCAGTACCACTAAGGATTGTCGTTCCACCCGCTGCATTTCCGATAAGAATATTGTCTGTTCCCGTGCTACCTGTTCCGGTACTGGGACCACAAGATTGACCTATAAGAATATTTGAAGTTCCTAATGGGCTGGCATTACTATAACCAATTACAACAGAGTTAGTCCCTCTAGCATTAGAAGATTGTCCAATTACAACACTACTTGCAGAGCCAGATCCACTGGCTGCTCCAATTGCTATAGCACCGTTAGCAGTTGCATTTGCTCCTGCACCAATTGAAACTGTAGAATTTGCTGAACTTAAACCTCCAGCAACTTGATCACCTATACAAACATTTGATGTACCAGTCAGATTAACTGCTGCATAAAAACCAATAGCTACATTTTGCCCACCTGACGAGACTGAGCTTGTTACAGCTCTTTCACCGATAAACACATCATAATTAGATGATGTTAAAGCAATTCCGGCTTTATCCCCAATAATTACCGATTGAGTTCCCGTCGATAAAACCTTTGCAGCTTCAGAACCTAAAATGACCATTCTAGTTGCCGTGGTCATTGCGTTACCTGCCGTGGAAGGGCCAATAATTAAATTTGCAGTTCCCGATAAACTACCAGGTTTACTCCTTCCAAGGATTACGTTATCAGTTCCAAAATTTCCAGAACCAAGCCCAGCATATTGCCATGAGGCAACTCCAGAAGAATCAACCGCTACAACTTTATCAGCATCCGTTGGATTTACCGAGGAAGGAAGCCCAGAGATTGTTAAATTTCCTGAACCAAGAAGGGAGTTACTGTTAATGGTTTTTATGTTTGTACCACTAACTAATAAATCCTGTTTTGAGGGTGCAATATTATAAGCCATATTTTTTTATTTCCTTACATTATGAACCATGCAGAACCACTGCACATTAAAGAATAAGAACCATAATTTGCTGCAATAAGTTTGGTGTTTGTGCCGTCGATGGTTTCAGCGCCACTTGCCTGAAGAGTGATGTTGTTTGTTGCAGCGCTATTGCTTTCATCTTTAATTACTAGAATAAACCCCTGCCCTGCCGTTGCAGCAGCAGGAAGGTTTACGGTTTTGGCTGCAAGTGAACAATCAACGCCAATGTAGTAATTTGCGGTTGTTACGGTAATGACGTTTGCGGTACCTGTTTGAGCGTGAACTGAAGCGTGTTTTTCACCGCAAGATATTTTAACAAGGCCATCGGCGGTAACACGCATTCTTTCAACGTGGGGGTTTAAAACATATCCAGAAACTCCGCCTGCTGGAGCGGTTGAAATTAAAACATCTCCACCAACTCCCGTGCCACTTCCTTGCGCACCCCCAATTGTAAATGTGCTTGTTGTTTTGCTTTGATTTAAAGAATAACCAACTGGTGATAGAGTTAAAACAAACGGTGCGGCTCCATTGGCTCCACCACCTTCACCAAAATAGGCTGCACGAATTGGTGTTAAACCACTTCCAATAAACATTGCACTATTAACTTGTCTATTGGTTAAATCCCACCAAGGAGCAGCAGCAGTGCAATTATCACCAAGTAAAATACTATAATCAGTTCTGCTTTGTGAAAAGTCAGCACTGGCGCTATTTCCTATAACGGTGCAAGTAGTGCGTGAAACAGCACCATATCCAATTGCAATTCCACCTGTTCCTGAACTTGCATAATTTCCAATTGCAACACCATTACCAATGGCATTTGAATTTGGCCCGATTGCAACGCTTGGAAACCATGGATTACCCGCAGAGGTTGCATTATATCCTATTGCAACTCCACTAGCCACTGCGGCATTTTTACCAATTGCAACGCCACCATTAGATATAGTATTGTTTACAATAGAAGTTGTATCGCCAATTAAAATTGAATCTGTAACTGCGGCAAATGAAGTTTCATTTCCTATGATTACATTTCTTTGTCCTGTGGTCAACACGTCTCCGGCCCCATTTCCCAAAAGAATATTTGTAGAGCCTGTAGTTAATGCATCGCCGCTACCAGATCCCGAAATTAAATTTGCAGTTCCAGATAAACTTGTAGGTTTTGCTCTTCCTAAAATTACGTTGTTAGTTCCTAAATTTCCATCACCAAGTCCTGCGTATTGCCAGGTTGTTAATCCTGTTCCTGAATCGTACGCTAATACTTGTTGATCTAAAGCTCCAGCAGTATTAACTCCTGCTGCAGCCCAAGTGCCATCACCTTTTAAATATCGTGTAGCATCTCCAATAGCAGGAGCTGGAACTAACCCTTTTGTACCCCCCGCTCCTAAATCGCCACCAAAATTGTTTAGATAAGAAGTCGCGGTTGCAGAAGATAATGATACTAAATCTTTACCACTACTTGAACCTACAAAAGTTGATGCAGTAAGTGAATTAAGATTAATGGCCGTTTTAACATATAGCGTTTGTGGGCGTGAAGCGCCTGCGGCTCCGATATTATAGCTAGTATCATCGCCAAACAATAGGCTTTGGTTAATGGCAGTAGGTAGTAGGTTAGCAAGGTCGCGGTCAGCTTTATTGGCAAGGCCAATTAAAACGTCGGTAAAAACTAGCGGGTCAACATCGACGGCAATAGGTTCGGCGCTAGGGCTAACTAATTGAAAGATTTTATCGGCATTAAGGGTCCCTGCGGAAACAGGCACAAGCATGTTGGGAAGAACGTCATTTGAGTTATTGGCGTCGGTTGCGCGGGTTAGGGTATAGTTACCTCCAGAGATTTCAACTACGTAGATACCATTTTCTTCTGGAGCTGTCTGTCCCCGTAATAAAACGCGTTCGCGGTCTGCAAGAGTTACCCCATCCACAATAAGGGGAGTTGCACCTGCTAAGGCTAATTGTGCGTCCTTACACGCTCTAACTGCATCTTTATATGTCGCTGATCCGCCGCCGGAAAAGGTGAGTAAAAAAGCCATTTCTTAGTCTCCTAAGCTATTTATAACTAGTCTAACATAGTTATTTGGGTTTGTCAAGCAAAAAATAACACTTGACTTTTTTAAAATTTCTGGTATACTAATACATGAGCTGCCGGGAAATAGTGTATACGTATATAGTGTATACGCTGGTAGCCCAGCTTTTAAGGCTGGGCGTACTACCGGTAGCCTGTTAGGGGCGCGCGTTAGCAGCGCCACCTCTTTAATGCCGCGCCTTTAGGCGTCAGTTTGCCATCCTTACTGGTCGGTCCTTTAACCCCGCCCATGCGCGCACAAAAGCTCTTACGCCGTTTAGCATCCTTTGAGCCTGGCTTTACCTTGCCCGTAACCGGCGCTTGCAGGTTACTGCCGGTTTCCCTATTAACCTTACGGCGGTACTCGTCATTTAACCCCCCCTCCCTAGCATGTTTAGAAGGGGTGTAGCCAATAAAGGGGTCCTTAGACCCCGCTTTTCTAGCTGCTTTAGACAGCCGTAGTTTAGCTTTAAGTTTACTCACCGCGAGTCCTTTCTTGAGAAGTCCCGGTAGCCTCCGGGTAGCTCACCACTTAATCGCGAGTTGGCAGGTGACGCCCATGCGCACTATAGCCGCAGGTAAGATGAGATGGCGACGCTTGCAAACGGCGCCTATCATATCACAAATATACCATGGATTTTTGCCATTGTCAAGCTTTTTTTTTATTAAATACACTCAAAGCGTTTATATGAGTGTAATTAGCACAACCTATAGTTGTTTAAATGGCTACAGAGTTAACCCCGCACGCTGCCGGTCGCTACCCCGCACGCTGCCGGTCGCTACCCCGCACAAAAATACCCCTATTTTTTGCTATAATCGTTTATAAGCGC